GCTACGTTTGATATGGAAGCTGATGCACAACAAGGAGCCCAGAATATTTCGCAGGAAGATCTTGCGTTACCATTCTTAAAAATTTTGGGACAACTATCTCCAGAGGTAAACAAAAGAGATGGTAAGTATGTCGAGGGCGCAGAACCCGGCAAAATAATAAATACCGTTACAAACGAGTTGTATGATGCAATAAATGTCATACCTTGTCATTACAAAAGACAATATATTGAATGGCAAGACAGAGGTACCAGCACTGGTGCACCTGTAGCGATACACGATGCAGATAGTGATATCGTAAGTCAAACAACTAGAGGTAAAGATTATAAAGACAGATTACCAAATGGTAATTATCTTGATAATACTGCTAGTCATTTTGTACTTGTAACTGGTAATAGCCCAGAGACGGCATTGATATCTATGAAATCTACTCAATTAAAAGTTAGTAGAAAATGGAACTCAATGATGATGGGTCTTAAAATGCAGGGTAAAAATGGTTTATTTACTCCGCCAACTTATAGCCACATTTATAAACTATCAACCGTTCAGATGTCTAATGACAAAGGAACATGGTTTGGTTGGGATGTATCAAAGGTGGGACCAGTTACAGATAAAAGTATCTATGACATGGCAAAATCTTTTGCAGAATCTGTGGGTAAGGGTGAGATAGAAGCAAAACCTGAAACTCAGGAACAAACTAAAAAATCTTTAAATTTATAAGATCCTAGGCAGTGGGCGTCGAAGCTAGCGTGGAAACGCCCACTTTTTAATTTATGAATGAAAAGATTATAAAAGCACCGGTTACGTATGAAGATTGGATAGATCTGGGACGGGTGATCATACCCTGCGATACAAAGCAGAGTGTGGTCGAGAAGTGGTCCGATCCGGATTTTAAAATTACGAAAGAAGAATGGAGAATAGAACACGCAACAAAACAGATAGGACTTAGATTAGATCAATACATAGATTTTGATATTGATAATCCTGTCGTAAAAAGATTTACAAGCGATCACATAAAATCATGTGGTGCGATATTTGGTAGAAGAAATAATCCATCAAGTCATTATCTTTGGTCTGGCACATCGGACTACAAAAAATTTGCATTACCAAAAGAATTACAAAATTATTATAAAGATTATGGTCATGGCGCAACACTTTGCGAGATAAGACATGGCGCAAATAAATACACTTTAGTTCCAGAAACAAAATATCATACGACAAACGAAATAGTTAAGTGGGTTAAGTACGATGGCATAGATGAGTATCCAGGTAATTTAAAAGTTGATCTTGGTAAGATAGCTTTAGCTGCAGCTCTTTGTATTACATACGCAGGCTCAGGGCAGAGAGATGACTATTGCACAGCTATGGCAGGAGTATTATTAAAACATACAGAGTGGAGTGTAGATGACATAGACGATTTTGTTTACAAGATAGCAGTCGCTGCAAAAGATGAAGAAGCAGAGAAAAGAAAAAGAAAAGGCACAACACACAAGAAAGCAAATAGAAAATTCGGTATGCCAAAACTTGCAGAGATCATTGGGTGCTCAACTAAAACAATAGCAACATTGTTTAGTTGGATTGGTGTACAAGAAGCTACAAGCGAAGAAGCAAAACAATCTATTGGGCAGATAATAGAGTATGGAAGCGATAGATATTTTGTAAAAATAAATGCTGTGGTACAGGGTGAGGCCGTCGAAAAGACAATAACGGTAGACGGTCCCACACTTAGAAACAAAAAATTATTTTATGATGCAGTAATAAGTAAAGCATCTGTGTGGATTCCAGAAATGAAAGCTGCAGACTTTGAAGAGATAATGCGTAGGAAGTATGAAGCAAGAGAAAAATCAAACAGCTATGTAGAAGAAGCAGAGGAAGATTTAAGATTTTTAAAACACTTCAAAAATTATATCTCATTAGAAAAAGCGTATACAAGTAAAAAAGAATTAGCATACTTTGGTTTACCATATTACAACATGAATAAAAATATTTTAGAATTTAATCTAGATAAGTTTGAAGACTATTTACAAAAACAAAAGATAAATTTACCAAGAGTTGACCTGGTAATAAAATGTCAGACTATATTAAAAGCTAAAAAAAATCATGGCAAGTATGGTGAAAAATCTTGTGTTTCTTGGCGTATGACAGGGCAGAAACTTGATAAAGAAGATTTAATAATAGAAGGAGAATACAAAGAGGTTACAGATGAGACAGCCTAAATTTATATCAGGACCACCAGGCACGGGAAAAACTTCAATGTTTATTACATCGAAATATACAGAATTATTAAAAAAATATTCTTACAACAAAATAATAATACTATCACATACAAACGTTGCAGCTGATGAGATAAGAGATGAAATACTTAAACTACCAGAAATGGAAGGTGTAACCAAGAAAGCTATGAAGTACAAGATTTGTACCATACATGCATATTGCAAGAGCAGATTGGTTGGACGTAAAGAAGTATTTAGTTATGAAGATCACAAGAATTTAGCAAAGATTGATTCTCTATTTAATTTACAAAGAGTGAAAGAGTCGGAGTTCAACGCAGATAAACATAAATTTTATAGATATCTTTCTGATGCTCATGGTAGAGGCAAGACATTGAAAGAACATTGGAAGACATGTGATAAAAGTGCATACAAACCATACAGCTTAAACTCTATCGAACAGATGGAGATTCCATACGTGCAATACAAACACGATTATCACATTTGTGATTATGCAGATATGATAGAAGATTTTATTGATAAAGCTGTGGAGCCGGACATAGATGCTTTGATAGTTGACGAGGCACAAGATAGTAACGTGCCACAGAGAGAGGCTCTTAACAAGATGGCAACAAAAGCAAAAGAATATTATTTTGTTGGTGATGCAGATCAAACTATATTTGAGTTTGCAGGATCAGATGCAGATTATTATCACAGACTGTCGAGAGATGCAGAACAATTAGATCAAGGACATAGATGTGGAAAGACCATAAATGCTTTGTGTAAAACAATTATAAGACCAATATGGAAGCATTATGGATATGAGAGAACTTGGAAACCTACAGATGTAATAGGCAATCACTATCATTTACCTAGTTTATATAAAAGATCTAGTGCAATGGAAACTTTGTTAGATAAAATAAATAATACGAACGAGACTTTTTTATTTACTTATCGAGGCACGCCGTCAGATTCATGGGTCAAAAAATTTTTTAAGCAACAGGGTATAGAGTTTGCACATGTAGGGAACACGGCCCACGTACCAAAGAAAGAATTACGATGTCATAAGTTATGGCCGGACTTCTGTAAAGGAACACCGATGCCATTAAAACAAATAAAAGATTTTTGGGAGTATGCAGGTAGTAAAGTCATAATTAGAGGCAGAGGCGAAGAGAAGTTTGAAGACTGGGTAGACAGAGAATATACAATAGACTACATGATACACCACAAATATTTAAGAGAAGATGCAGGTAAAGAAAGAGATTTTTCTATAGTCAGGAAACAAAGAGGTAAGAAAGAAGACTACGAAAGTAGACTTATATACATTAGAAAAATTTTAAACAAAGGTTTTGATGACGGAGAGGTGAGAGTAAAGTATGCTAACATACACACGGTAAAAGGTTTAACGTTTGACAATGTTGTTGTTGATTTAACAGTAACAAGACCAGAAGATTATTTTACACAACTTAGATTAAAATACGTTGCATATAGTCGAGGCAAGTTTGATTGTTGGACTATTGCATCACAAGGTAAACATACATTAGGAGTAAGATGATTTACGATATAGCTTTAATAACGGCAATATGCATTGCAACATTTTTAATGGGGGTAATATGAAAAAGAAAAATGTTTGGGACAAGCAGCACGGCGGAAGTCACTATCAAAAGTATACCATTCAACCGAGCAAGTTTGTAGTTGAGAATAAACTTTTATATCCTGAAGGATGTGCTATAAAATATATTATACGTCATCAGGATAAAAATGGTAAGGAAGATTTATTGAAAGCAATACATTTTATAGAAATGATTATAGAGAGAGATTACGATGTGTAATACACCAGAAGATTTAGATCTTAGTGGCATAGACACGGTTGCAGTAGATATAGAAACATACGATCCCAATCTTAAAACAAAAGGATCTGGTGCAATACGTAAAGATGGTTTTATTTGTGGTATAGCTGTTGCAACAGAAAAAGATACTGCATACTTTCCTCTACGTCATTCCGATACCGATATAGATTATCAAAGAATAAACAAGATATGGCAGGTTCTAAATGAAAAGATATTTCAAAACGAAAACATAACAAAAGTATTTCACAATGCAATGTATGATGTCTGTTGGATTAGAGCTGTGACAGGTAAGATGATAAAAGGTAGAATTGTTGACACCATGATAGCTGCATCTGTTATTGATGAGAACAGATTTAAATATTCACTCGATGCACTATCAAAAGATTATCTTAATGAAGAGAAATACAAATACGATCTACAACAAAAAACATTAGAGTGGTCTGGTGGTACGGTGAAGGATCCGATGACTAATATGCACAAACTTCCTGCATCTATTGTAAAAGAATATGCAAAGCAAGATGTAAACTTAACTTATAAATTATGGAAATTATTTGATAAAAAAATTGACGAAGTATTATACACTAAAGATGATGGAGAACAAAAAACTTGTAGACAAATATTTGAATTAGAAACAAAATTATTTTTATGTTTAGTTGACATGAAATTTAAAGGCGTTAGAATAGATCGGTCAAAAGCAATCGAGTTTGGAAAACATCTTAAAAAACGTAGAGATCAAATCATAAAAGCAATAGAAAGTAAAACGTCAGTGCATGTTGATATTTGGGCTGCAGCATCAATCAAAAAATTGTTAGATCATTTACATATAAAAGATTACAAAGTCACACCAAAATCTAAGATGCCACAACTACCAAAAGATTATTTAAGAACACACAATAATAAATGTTTACGTATGATTGCAAAAGCAAGAGAGTATGACAAGGCAGTCAATACTTTTATAGATGGGTTATTAGAATACGTACACGAAGATAGAATACATGCAGATATAAATCAAATTAGATCAGATACGGGTGGGACGGTTACTGGCAGATTTAGTATGTCAAATCCTAATCTACAACAGATACCAGCCAAAGGTTATATAGGTAGTAAGATGAGAGAATTATTTATACCAGAAGAGGGCTGTAAGTGGGGTAGCTTTGACTATTCACAACAAGAACCACGTATTGTGGTGCACTATGCGATCAAATTGGGTCTACCGGGCACAGAGACACTGCAAGAAGAATTTGATAGGGATGATGCCGATTTTCATCAGATAGTCGCTGACATGGCTAATATTTCCAGGAAACAGGCAAAAACAATCAACCTAGGTCTGTTCTATGGTATGGGTAAGATTAAGTTACAAAAAGAGTTGGGTCTGGATCAACAACAGGCAAAAGAATTATTTAACGAGTATCACAGCAGGGTGCCATTTGTACGTCAGCTGTCACAGGAATTGATTGCTTTTGCAAAAGAAAACAAATTACTATTTACATTACATGATAGATTCTGCAGATTTGATAGATGGGAGACAACAAACAAAGAGTGGAATCGTGAAACAAACAGATTCAATGAGGTGCCATTGTATACAAGAGAACAAGCACAAGAGGCATTCAAAGCAGAGATGTTAGATAAATACAAAGAAAACAAAATAGATCCTAACTACATGGATTATTTTGAAAGATACTATACGCCTGCATTTACTTACAAAGCTTTAAATAGATTGATACAGGGGTCAGCTGCAGATATGACAAAGAAGGCTATGGTAGATCTACATGAAAAAGGTATAGTACCACACATACAAATACATGATGAACTTTGTTTTTCGATCACGGACCACGAACCAGAGTTGATTAAAAATATAATGGAACAAACAATACCTCTTGAGGTTAAGAACAAAGTAGACTTTGATTCCGGGCCAAATTGGGGTACAATAACATGAGGATAAATTATGTCATATTTGAATGCAAATATACCACCAACTTATGCACAAATAAGAAGGGAGTATTTATATGATCTTAAAAAACATCATGGAGAGGTTGAAGACTGCATTATCTTCGGCATATCAGCTCTTACTGGAAGGAGTATACTATGGCACGCTATTATGGAAAACGGTGCAATATTTTATCGCCTACCTATTAGCGCGTTTATTCAAAAGGGATTTGATGCATCCAGAGTGCCCAAGCGACGACTTGATGAACTTCAGCTCTGGAATTGTTTTTCTTATTATCCTGCTGTCACTTCTTGGGACATTTTAGAATCACAAGCCGGTAAATATATCGGAAAAGACAAGAAATGGCACTCAGGTAAATACTTATTTACTATTGACTTTGCTCATCCAGAAGCTAACATACTTGACACTGATCATTCAGAGATTCCGCACGAACACAAGTGCGCTCACATTATTGCATTAGACGATGGCAATTTTGCAGCACAACCTAACAATAGATGTATATGGGACATACCATCTTTCACGGTGAAAGATAATACACCTGATTGGAAAGTGCAGACCTCTGAGTGGAACGTAGAAGATAGTAGAGCCTGGCGGACAGAAGATACCGACAAGTTCTTCTATGAAATAGAGGAAAAGAAAAATGATTAAAAAATTATGGGAAAAAA